TGCCATACCTTTTCTCCGGGCAATAAAAAACCCGACACTTGGTCGGGTTTATAACTAATTTAAAATTATTTAATTAATTTTATCTTGCACTCTGGTGAAATATTATTTCCTGAATCATCTTTGGTTAGAAAGTATGATCCACCAGCACCATAAGCAAGGGTTAGCTTTTCAGAATTAAATTCTTTAATGCGCCAGTAACTCCCATCTTGCGTATAAATTTTGTCATCTATCTTTTTAATAGCTGACAATTTTGCAACGCCCTTAAAGTCTTGGCAAATTACCCCAGTTCCATCTTTATTCAGTTGGACAGTTGCAACCGAGATATCTTTATGTGCACCACTCCACTGCCCATAAGTAGCCAAAGGTGAAGGTTGAAGAGAATAAAAATTTTCAGTAGTAGCGCACCCAGCTAGAGAGGAAAGTGCGCTAATTAAAATAATTTTTTTCATATAAATTTAAGCCCCGCATATTTTATAAACGAAGCTTATCATCCGCTATGATACTTTTCAAAATACTCTTCCAAGGATAGCTCATCATCATTTTCAGGTCTTTCCTCATGAGGCATAAAGTCTCTAGCATCAACGTCCGTGCCTTCTTTAACTTTAAATCTCGTTATATGAGCCATCATATTTCCAGCGGATTGTTCAATGCGTCGTCCTAAGAAAAGAGAGCCCCGTAATTTTCGGTAGGCTCTCCATATCATAAGCTCCGGATGACTGAGGGTCTTTTTTGCTTCCGCTATTGTTCTTCCGCCAATTCCATTGAGGACGAGCTCGCACCAGAACTCATCGTCTGGTTCGAGATCGAGTTCTTTCCCGAAAAATCAAGAACCTCATCGGCAGCTTTGTACAAGGCTTCAATAACTTCGGATGACAAACGCCCTGTATCTTCAACTGTAGGGAAAAACTTTTCCCCCTCTTCATGGTATACAGTAAGAAAAATTAAAGCTTTCTTGAGCTGATCAATTGTCAACTCAGCCTTATTTTTTAGCTTCCATACATCCGGTGCCTTAACAATTTCATCATGTGATGCGATTAAGATTAAGACTTCACCACCCGCTTCATTACCGTTCTTGTCACGATATCTAATAGGCTTTTCTACGTAGCTACCAATACCGAGCTCTTGATGAGTTTGTTCAAGTGTTAGTCTTGCCATTATGGAGTCACCATTGTACGTTTAGTGTATTTAACCCCAGAAGTTCGAACTAAAGTGAACTCGTAACCAATCACTGTATCAACTTCAATGTCATTTGGTGCTGCATCATTTAAATAGCCTTCAAATGACCACCAAGAACGAGTTTCTGGTAGATCAATACCTGTGGTCGCGTCATACGTTGGCGGTGTTGCAGAGTGGCTTGAACCAACATACCACTGTAGCTTTTCACCAGATGCAGCAATTTCCAATAATTTGTCATGACTTGTGTTTTCATCATCCAAGTCAATACCAATCGCGCCTTCACCCGGATCACGCATACCGCGCTCATATTCTTTGACATCCGCATCTAAACAAGTCACATCAATCTTACTGAATGAGTCTTGACCAAATGAAATACGCTTAGGACAAATAAAGCGCACAACGGTTCCAGCAATTACAGTAAATAACTGCGTTTTTTGAGATTTAACATGTTTAGCCATTAAGAGCGCTCCTTTTAGGCATAAAAAAAGCACCCGATTGGGTGCTAAGTGAAAAAATGGTTTTGTGTTTTATTCGCGGTTTACGATCCAACTTACATCAAAAGAATAGTGAGGCATTCCTGTTACTGGGTCCTTATCTGCTTCGCCATAGCGAACCACATAACAATCAAGCTCTATTGCAAAACGGATCGCTTCTGCAACTTGATCAACCACATCTTCATCTGTTGCATAAACATCGATTTGAACAATTGCACTGTCGGAAACAGGCCGCGAATCAAGGCTACTATTAGGGTCACCTGCAATAATTTGCCAAGTAACATATGGTGTTTCAGGCTGTTCTGGAGCAGATCCAAAACGCCAAACTCTCAAGATATTATTACTTTCGAGTAATGCTCTTACTGCTGGATCTGCTCTTGCTAATTTAAAAATTGGGACTTTAATCATTAAGCTGCACCTAAAACCACACTGAGTTCAAAATTAAATACTTGAACAAACTTATCTGTTATCTGCTCAATGTTTTCGTAAAGCGCTGGTCTTAAAAATGGGGTGGCGGGCTGTCTACTTGTACCTAACTCAAGGAATCGCCAGTAGAAGACTCGCCCATCTGTTTGATACGTTTTTCCAACACGCCCAGAACGTCTATTTTGGGCATTATTTGTATATGGAATACGTGCCCCACCACGCACCCCCACGCGCATAACCAAAGTGTTTTTATTTCTACTTCGGCCATTTTGAACAACAATTTCTTTCCAAATTTTTTCAGGAGTGGTGGGATCATCTAGCCGTTTAACTTTTTGACGGGCTTCATCCCGAGCAATGTTCATTGCCTGCCGCATCGCTTTACGGGCAATACGTTTTACAGTCTTGTCATTACCAATTGCCCGCATTCGTCTTAATGCAGGCTCTAATCCTTGAATTTCGTTTTCCATAAATCACCCATTCCATGCTTTATCTCCAGTGGATAAATTTATAGTTAGGTATTCACGGCGTGAGTCGGGATCTCGCATAGGGTTACCATCAATCTTGTAAAAATAGCCGTCAAAAAGTACCCGCATGGTGCTATCAATCTGCTTTGTAGTGCTGCTATATCGCACCTTAGCACGGGCTTGTATTGCGCTGTTTGCTGCTTTAGCCGCAACAACATCCCTTGTTGAAAGGTCAGTAACTTCCGCCCAAATTGTTGCAAAATTAGACCATGAGGTGATTAATTTTCCTGTGTTTTGGTCTTGGGTTTGAATTGCTTTCTGAATAGTGATGCGGTGCTTTAGTTTTGGAGTAATGCTGGGCATATTAGACCCCCATTTCTCTAATAGGCTGCAAAATATCCCAATATGCTTGAGGTTTTCCTTCTAGACTTCGGCTGTACTTATACTCAATAAATATCAACCGGGCATTATCTAACTTCTTGCAGTCCACAATGTCCGTTTCAGAAGTTCTTTCTGACTCATTTGAAATAATTTTTCGGTCGATGTCGATCGCTATTTCTTCATCGGCTTGAGCTATCCATTCAAGAAAAAGCACATCCTCATCATCGTGATCAACTCGACATTGCAACTTAGCTCGTTCGAGTGTGATCATTTTGAATTATTCCGTCTTGTAGCTGGTTTTGGTGGATCAACTTTTGTTTGGTATTCACGTAAAACTTTATTTTCTACCAAATGCCTTACCACGTTTGGATCTGCGGTTCGAATATCGCCCTCTTTGTAGTCTTTATCTCCAAAGTGTGGGCGTAAAACTTCATATTCTTTCATTTTGGCCTCTCTAAATGGGATGGTGACGAACACCACCCCAAAATGAATTAACCACCCGTAGCAGGAGTATAAGAGCCATATACAAGCGATTTAGGCTTATAAACAGCTAATGCTCCACGGGTTTCAGCAAGTAAGGTACGTTTATTTGATGTGAAATCATCGCCCTGCATACCGATTTGCACAGCAGCACCCCAGCGCTCAAAGTATTGAGCTGCAGTATTGAATGCACCTGTTAAGAATTTACCTGCATCCATTGCAGCGGTTTGAACTACAGGCAAGCCCCATAATGTTGGAACCGCTTGTGATTGCGGATTCCCGATGATGTAGTTGCCGTTTGCATCTTTTTGCGTTTCCATCAACGCCCAGTCAATTGGGTTGAGTACATGGCCGTTTGCAAAGTCATCGGCCAATACAACTTGAAGCATTGCAAAACGCAATACATCAAACATATTTGGCGTTGCTGGAGCACCTGCAGGCGGAGCATAAGCAGTCGCTTGAGGGATTAAGCCAAGCATATTGCCATTGGTTCCATCACCAGCAAGAATTTGCTTTTCAAGCTTGATGTCAAGACCATGGCGCAAAATGTTGTCAATGAATGACTGCAATGCTGGTGCATCGCTTAACATTTGAGTAGTTACTTTTAACCAGTGAGCAATTACTACTGCTTTCGCGTCTTTATCAGTAAATGTAATTGCGGATTCTGGCTTTGGTGCACCTTCGGCAACAACTGCCGCATTATTGGTAAAGTCTTGCATTTGGACATATTCAAGAACATTACCGCTCATGCTGCCACCAGCCAAAATGTCGCGGATGGTAAGGCGCATTTGGTTTGGTAACTGCAAGCCAAGATTGGTGGCCGGAATAATTTTTCCAACTTCAGTTGTACCAATTGTGTTTTTTAACTCTACACGCTGAATACCACGATACTGCGCCTCAGCAGCATTTTTGTATTCTGTAGTTTCAACAAACTCACCACCCATGGTTTGTTTTTTGGTTTCAACATCACCATTACCACGGCGAGCGGCTTTTTGCTCAATCTCAGCCACTTTATTTTTCATTTCATTCATGGCCGTTAAAGCTTCATCAGCCTTATCTTTGGCACTTTGAGAAATTTGTTCATTTTTCTCATATTTGCCTTTGAATTCTTCCGCGTATCCTTTAACGGTATCAACGTGTTTTTGGAACTCTTGAGCGAGTTGTTCTAAAGTTTTTTCAGTCATTACTGATTCCTCGTAAAATATTTAAGGCATTTGAAATTGATTTCGCTTTTTCGTTTTCACCCTCTGACTCGCTCAAAAGATGACGCAAACCCTTACTAGCGATGACAGTGGCTTGCGTTTTTGAAAATCCTGACTCTCTCAGGAACTTTTCAAATTCTGGTAGGGATGGCAGCTCGCCATCTTGTAATTTGGATTTGACGGAACTGATTAGGGTTTCTGGATTGGAAGGAAAGGCAACAATTGAACCCTCCACTAACTCCAGTTCCAGCAGTTCGCGGATTAGTGAGTCTGGATCGCGTCTATAAGACTTGGTGATATAGCCAATGGACATGCCATCAATCGCGCCAACCTTCATCAGCGCATAAGTAGCTTTAGCGCGCGGCACATCGTCAATTAAGAGACGACCTTCTACGTACAACCCTTTTTCGTCTTCACGCATTTCGGTGAAAATTCCAATTGGTTCAGACGGGTTGTGGTCCCAAAAGATTGCTGGATACTTGCCTTTTGCTTTCCACTCTTGAAGGGTTTTGGCAAAAGCCCCCTTGCGGATGATGTCGCCATGTGAATCTAGGTTGTCAAAAGCAGCCAAGTAGCCAGAAAAAAAGCCACCCTCTTGGGTGGCTTTGATTTCTAAAGTTAGTTTAAGTCTATCCACTGGTTTTCCCCTGATCTTTCAAACCAACCATTTGCATTTGAACCATTAATTCATCGCCACCCGGTAAAGGCGCCAAATCTTCTAAATCCCGCACTTCATTACGGGTCATGACACCGTTTTGAATCATGTTTGTGTAGAACCCTGAGCGAGTAGCGCTATCGGCCCGCAATAAGCCTTCAACGGCAAATTTTGGTCTGTATTTGTATTTTTCACTTGGTAAAAACAATCTCTTTGTGATTGTCTGCTCATATCGAACTAATTGCGGATTAAGTGAATAGGTCAAAAAACCCCTATTAGTCTGCTCAAGACTTGAAGCCCAAGAACTTGCTTTGTTTGTATGACCAATTAACTGAGGTGGAACACCAAAGGCGCGGCATATTTCTTCAATACCGAAATACCGAGATTCAAGTAACTGAGCATCGACCGGGTTGATTCGAATACTATTTGAGCCAGAAAGCTTCATTCCAGCTTCAAGCACCATGTACTTGCCTGCATTCTCCGGCTTGCTAAATTCGCTTAAGTGATTTCTTAGCCGTTCACGTTGCTCTTTAGTTAAGGTTTGCTCTCCAGTCTCCAAAAAGCCGCCAACCTTTAAGCCATTTTTAAACCAGTCTTGAGCTTGATTGTTTGCATCGAACTGCATGCCTATGGTTTGAGCAAAAAACTGAATAGCAGATAAACCAACAAGCCCATCAAGAGTAAAACCCTTAAAATGCAAGATTTGGTCTTCCGAATAGGTTGTTGTTTTCCCATTTTCAGTGTAATGAAAATCAATCGCTCCCAAATCATTACGTTTTACAACCATACCACTCGGGAAAAGTGGCTCAAGAGCAATTACTTTTCCACTTGAGTCTTTTGTAATAAGGTTGTATGCATTCCCCCATAAGTCAACACAAGCAACTTGAACTTGCCAAAACTCACTTGCACACATATCGGCATTGGGTGAATCGTGCAAAATACGGTAAAGGTAATGATCAGTAGCAAGACGTTTATTGTTGTCGTACAGCTGTAAAGGAAGAGTTGAGATAGTTTCAGCTCTTAATTTTACACACGCCCAGACTGCGGAAAGTTTCAAAGCTGTTTCTGGTGTGACAACCGATCCACCGGGTGATAAATAACTATCAAATGGATAAGACGAATCGCCTTTTTTTAATTGTGTATTTCCAGTCAATCGTGACCAGAAGCGGGACCAAAACCCCGGCTCTTGTGTGGTACTCATGCTATCACGACATCCTCTAAATATTCGTCAATATCAACGCGATTGGCAGGTTCAGGATTGCTTGACATCAATGCAGCGGCGTTAAACATTGCAATCACTGGGTCAATTTTCCCCTTGCCTGATTCTTGTTTTGTCACCATCAATGCATTACCTGAAATTTTCCCTTTAGCGTTACCTACCGCCCATTTAACTAGCTCTTGTTTGGCTGGAATGAATGTTCCCGCGGCAAGTTTTCGCTCTAAGGTCATGCCATAGCCTGACAACTCAAAACCTTGCTTAACAGCGATTAATGCAGTTTCAGGGATTCCCGATTCTAATAAGCCGTCTACAAGTGAAGGCATCCCCAAACGGTCAAGACCAAAGCCCTGTTTAGGCATCTTTCCAGTGTCAAAAATACGCTTGGCAATTACTCCAGCCTGTGCCACGTCATCACCGATATTTTCAACAATCACCAGTTCACCAGCCGCTATAAAGTCATCCATACGCTGCTTATTTTCTTTTCTTCGCTCTAAGGCAATTGGATGAAGCCAAGACTTTGACCAACCACGCCATAAAGTGTGATATTTTTTGTCTCGCCCAATGGCATACATTGAAAACAGGTCATCAAGGCCACCACCATCAAAACCCACAGTGATGCATTCTGATTGTTCAATTAGATAATCAAGGTCAAAAACAACCTCTTTTTTCTCCCAAAAGTCTGCACCTGCCCAGCGGTTAGCACGTAAATTCATGCCGATCTGTACATTAAGGCGCTTAGCATAGAAGTCTTTTAGGTCGTCTTCGCCTGCATATTTTGCCTTTTCGAAATCATCTAATAGCTGCTCAGGGTCAACACTTGTCCCAAAATTTGGATTAGGTATATGGAAATTTGCTGGGTCCTTATATGCTTCTGATTCGATCATTTCATCTGGAAATTCATAAATCAGAGGGAGGAATTTTTTATTAATTATCTTCCCGTCACGAACATCGCGGGCATAATCAAGCTTGCTTTTAAATACTCCACAAGGCGGCTCTTTTGATTGTGTTGACAACCAAATCAAACAACCCTCGTGACGAGATGCCAAACCACCAGTTGCTTCACGAAACATCGAACCAGCATTGGACATGGTTTGAAATAAATGCAGCTCATCAACCAAGATCCAAGAGGCTTTTTTACCACCTGTTGATTTGTCATCAGCAGCAACAACTTTTAGAGTTGCCTGTGTGCCTTGATGTGTAATTGTTTTTGTGTGCTCAGAAATAGTCATCATTTCATCTAATTCAGGATCCGCTTTAATCGCATCCCGGATAGGATTAAAAGAGTTGTCAGCAACTTCTTTTGTTGGTGCCAAAATGATGAGTTCTGCAGATAACCGGCTATTCAAAATAAAAGCCGTGAGCATAATGAATGCAGCAATTGTTGATTTTGTATTTTTCTTAGGAATTAAAAGAAAAAATTCGTTAATCAAACGGCGTTTTGACTTTTTGTCATATGCTCCAAAAATTGCAGCAACAAACTCGGTTACCCATTTCCGAACAATTTCCCCCATTTCTGGAGAATCCAGAACATCTACAACTTTTAAGGAATTGAATGTTCTTAAAGCCACGTCTGCCACATCTTGAAATAGTGGCTTGCATGGCATCAAAGATTGACCTTTAACGATGCGATCTGCCCAATCTGGGCAAGCAGTTGTCCAGTCTGGAAGCATTGCGGTCATAAATTTACCTTGATATACAACCTATTTGATAGCCAACTGAGGGTGTGTCCATCCCCATGCTGCGCAACACTGTAGACATTACAATTGGCTATCAAATAAGAAACCGCCCGAAGGCGGCATAATTATTTTTTGTTCTCTGGCTTCACAGCATCGCTAAAGTTTTCTGCTGCATTGTTAAGGGTTGATTTGGTTCTTTGAAAAACTTCACCATCTTCACTTGCATCAATAGGGGTCATTACTGCATCAACCACAGCAGTTACGGGAGCGACGGCCACAGAAACTGCTGCCTTGGTTAAACTTTCTAACATTCCAAACATCTATTCACCTCAACTAGGCAATTGATTGTCCAATGTGGCATATTTACCTGTTTTGGTTGCCTCTTTTGCCTTATCTTGTTTGGTTTCCTTCTTGCCTTTTTCCGCAACCTTGCCGTGCTTATAAGGCATAAGGGCCATAGCTGCCTGCATCCTTATGTTTAACTTATTGCCATTAAAGCTCATAACTTTTGTTAAGAACTCCAAAGGGTCATCACCTTCAAACTGAAATTCCTCAATAGGTTTTTCATCTTCACCACTATTTTCGAGTGTTTCTTTAGGTTTAACTTTTGGTGAATCAGATGTTAAAGAGCGCCCTTCTTTTTGAGCCTTTAACATCTCAATATAGACAATAATTTCAGGATCTCTTGCTAACCTAGCACCTGCTGCGGATGCAGTTTTTTCTGCATAACCTGCTGAAATTGCTGCTTCTTTATTTGTCTTGCCGTCAACAATGGCAAGAGCAAATTTTTCCATTTTCTCTGTTAATGCCATTGCTCTACCTTTAACTTGATTTTAACTTTTTGCTTTAACTTTTTCTGAAAGGGAATTTTTTTTGTGCGTGCGATGGGGGGCGGTGTCCAACGGCGAAGGGCTTGGAACTTTTAACCTCCCCCCCCTGCCTGCTCTCCTGTTGGGTTTTCTTCTTATGGCATGGAACACAAAGAGATTGGAGGTTGGATTCATCATCTGTTCCACCTCTTGCCACATTCATAATATGGTCAAGCTCTAAGTCTTTAGTGACAATGCCACAACATTGACAGGTCCACTCATCACGCAAATGGATCTTAGCTTTAAGACGGCGCCACGGACGACCACCACGACCAGAACCCCAATTGTTTTGTTTAGGATTCTTCTGAGCTTGTGCGGGTGCCTGTAGCGTCTGCAACTTGTTCTTGAATGTTTGGAGTTTCATTTAAGTTTACTCGCGCATCTACACCATTAAGTAGGTCAATGGATATCCAATCGATATCTAAACCCTTGCGTTGATACTCTTGGACCAACCTTACTAAACGGAGTTCCAATTGTTTACGCTGGACTTCTGGAGTTTCGATCTCAACTATTAAATGCGGCTGCAAAAGATTATCCAATCCATAAAACCCCAATCTATTATTAATAATGCTCTTCGGAATCATCTTGCTCACCTATCCGCCTCAAACCAAGATTTGCCAAGTCCTCATCACTAAGCTGCTCAAGGGTTACTGATTTATCTATAGCAGCAATGCTTAAACCTGTTTGCTTTGCTATAGCCTTTAATTCTTTCTGAAAACATTCTTGTTGATGTGATGAAACAAAACTTCTTGAATCATATTTAACGATCAAATATTTCGTTTCGGGTTTGATTTGCTCTAAATCGAAATTCATAACATCACCCATCTAGTGATCCTGACCGTTGTGCCGGTTCACTATCTTCAAGCATTAAAAGAACTTCGGATAACTGAGCAGATTGTTCTGCATTGATTTGGACAATCAAGCTGTTTTGTTCAATCAGCTTATTGTTTTGCTCTATCAGTTTAAGCACCACATCTTGTAAATTTGGTTCACTGCTCATTTTGATAACACCACTTAAGGTCATCCGGGATAATCAACATCACGCCCAAGTCTCTATGTGCATAGATGTTGATCTTATCCAGATATTTGGTGAATTCTTTAATGGTGGCCTTCTTGCTTTGCAGATGGTCTTTAATGAAGGTATTGACCAAAACTTGGTAATCCTTTTCAAGTTGACGGCGCTTAGGTCCATCGAATGCTTGAATAACATCTTTAAAGTTCTGCAAAGCCATGTACTTTTCTGCAGTCTCTTGCCGACCTTCAACATAGATCCGGGCAAGAAACTTTTTCTTAAAAAGTAAATGAAGGTCATCCTTTGAGTTACCGGTCTTTTGCTTGATCTGCTCAAGCCAAGCCCAGTAAAGCCGGTTTTGTGCGGCGCTTCTATCGTCTTCTTTCTGATTGATTCTAACGACTAAAGGTTTGCCTTCTGCGGCTGCTTTGGAGTGGTTATTGTTCAGATAGTTAATTACCTGAACAATTCCTGAATAACTATTGATTGGGAATGTTGCTGGTTCCATATTCCCACCTATACCTTATTCATCCACAACTGGACGTTTACCAGCTTCTAAAACTGGAATGTTTGCCTCTGTTGGGACATATACAATTTGTTGAATCTTGCCATCACGTAAAGCATCACCAAATGCGCCAATAAACTCTTGTTTACGGTACTCCGGGTAATCTTTTGCAGCCTGACCAATAGTTTTGATTGCTTCTGCTCGCAACTTGGCACTTTCAAGCTCAGCTCGCGCCGTCTGTACCTGAATCATTTTTGATTGTTCAGCTTCTGCCAGTAATGCCTGACCATTCATGCCCTGCTTCCATACCTTGTAATGAGGCCATGCAAACATGAGCAAAATAATCACTATTAGAATGGCTACAAAAGCAAGGGTAACTAACACTACATCAGCTTGGCCTTTCTGGTTGGTTTTCATTTCTCGCTTCCTTTTTCTAGGCACAAAAAAAAGAGCCTTTCGGCTCCGGTTAAACTAAAAACCACCGCAAGGGTGGCTCTTAATTAAAACTCTAAATTTTTATTTTCGTAATGTCGCTGGTAAGCTTTTACAATTGAAGAATCAATATAAAAATGTTTATACATCGTTTCATTGCCAAGTCGTCTTGCATTTGCTGCTTCTTTGCGATTTGTATTTTCAGCTTTTCGAATGACAATCAAGTCAGTTGGCATAATATTGAATTGCTTTATTGCGCTCGCCAAATCCTTGTGACTTAAATACTTAAATTCAGACTGCATGCGCTCTACAGGTATCAACTCACATCCATTAAACGTTAAAGGATTTTCATTGGTTGGTTGTGACAGTTTTACCATATGAGAGGATTTTAAAATCTCTTCATAAACCTGCAAGTCTACAAATAGCAACTCTGGTATCTCATCATATAATTTCTCATATTCAAAGAGACTTTCATTAAGTTTATTTATAATTGTCATGGCTTATACCAAATAGAATATAAGAACAATTCTAACAAAATTTATTCATTCTTTGCTTAGAATAAATCATCATCAGAATCAAGCATTGCATTGGTTCGCTTAAGCCACTTATTAAATAGCTCTTCGCTTTCCTGTCTATTGCCTAGTTGGTAGGTATCAAATAAATGATGGCAGGAAAAACACAAAGAAACAGTTTTAGAGTCGCAAGCCTTAATGGATCTGCCTTTACCGTCTTTACTAGAATTGGAGTGCGCGGCTTGGCTTGGCGCTGGTGCACCACATCTCATGCATGGCAGCTTGCGTACTTTGGCTAATCGTTTGGCGTCACGCATTTAACATGGACCGTAAATTATTAATCTTGTTTTTCAGTCGAATAATGATTCGATCTATAACAAGCATTTCTTCACGGCTTAACCCGGTGCGAGATAAATTTTGGTAGCGGTTTAATTCATCCGAATATTTATTTAGATTTTTCTTAGCTTCGTTTGTATCCATATTCACCACCAATTTGCCTACTTCTTTTTGCGAAGTCTTTTTTGTCGGTTTTTCATTGTTTTAGTCGTTGCAGGCTTAATATCATTTCGTTGAGTAAAAGGCTTGAAATCATTACCAGCACTTTCCAACTGTTGCATTTCAATCATTTGATCCATAGCTTTTAGTGCTTCTTGTCGTAGAACCTCTTTTAATTGGATGTGTTTCGTTAGGTCCATTTCAGGCATATACATAGCTGCTCTCCAAAAAATAAAAGCCCCGCCAATAACTAGTATTTGGCA